TAACGATGACAGTGTAAAAGAGCTTTCCAATTACTTTAGAAACTTTTGCGGAATAAAAACAAACTTGAACCCAGAAGTCTTCAAGTTAAAAATATCTGAATGCATTGTGAATACCTCTGATACATACGTTGAGCTTGAGAAATCTATATTTTTTCTAGAGTAACCAATGGCATTTGGCGCGATTTAAAATAAACCGCGCCTCTTAATATTAACCTATAATAAGTTGTTCGTAATAGTAATGGATGACTTCATTTCATATCTACATTAAACACCACAGCCAAATACCATTGGCAGAATTATACTTTTATACCTGATTGTATTTAGTGCATAAACTTCCATCCTGTGTCCTTGTTAACATCTTTTACAATCAATTTTACTATTTAAATTCATACCTCCATCCTATCTTTCTCGTTGTTCATTACGTAGCGACTTTAGGTTCGTCATCGTTCAATCCAGACTGTCAGATTTGATGATGTTTTACCTCGGATCAAGTCTGAACTAATACACATCATTCAAACTCAGCCCAATCCGGCATCGGTTCAAAACTCATAACCAGATTACCAAAGCTGATTTCCGCTCCACGGCTCAGCGCTTCCAATTCCCAGCGTTCAGCCGTTATGCTGTGTTTCATCAATTCGCTTTCGATTTCCGGCAATCGCGCCCGTTCTTCTCCCGTCAATCTTGCCGATGGGGCAACATCACGGCCTTTTGTCGGATCGAAACTGCGCTGTGCACTGCTGACTCTCGGCGTTTCCTCGCGTATACGTGTCACAATGGCCTTCATGGCCGCAGTGTCGGCCCAGTCAATTACCATTTGGTTGGCAGAAAGGAACGCTGTAGCGGCGCTCCCAGCCTGGCTATCTCGACCATTTGCAGCGGCTTTCTTTCCACCTAACCCACAGTTATTGACAGGACTCCGAGGCGCGCCGGAGGCGCTTATTAAATTCAAAGGATGAAGGGCAACTTCAACAGCCTTGGCGACAATGCGCCATTTTGTTGTGCGTGTTTCGTGGATGAGGTCAGTGCCAAGATGAGGGGCATAAACGCCGATGATTTTCTGGATCTCTTCGTCGTACTCGTTTAACTCATCAATCACTTGACGGGCGGTTCTTACCGTTTGCTCATCGCGTGGGATATTCGCCCCACCCTGCGCAGAAATATATGCGGCGAAATCACCACCGTCTGCCGCTGCTCTTGCAGCTTCGACAAGTTCGTCAAACTCGCTAGCGATACTCACACCACGCGGCAATCTGCGCAGCTCGCGATAGGCTCCCATTGTTGGTACACCGATAGATTTAAATTGCGGTATACGCCATGTAGAAGCCCATGCGGTAACGGCTGCGGCAGTCTCTGACAATGATCGGCCAGTCTCATGGTCTATCTCACCTTCCAGAGCATACCCATCAATGTTCTTGGCTATATATTTAGCGATATAGCCTGCCGCTCCGCCTTTATTTAAATGCTTGCACTCAAAACGCTGGGCTAGTGCCCCCCGTTCATCTCCATCTTCTTGGAGGGCATAGCGGCGCATGATGTCTACGGCAGGCTGACGATGAGCTTTGTCGCAAAACAGCATCATATGCCAGTGAGGTGTAGCGTCATGGTGAGGTTCAACTACGCGCATTCCGTAAACCTTGATGCCGTTGTCTTTGAATGCTGTCCGCATCTTGCCCCAGATTTTCACCAGATAGCGCTGACCATCCTTTGGTGAAAACGCCTCGTCATCCCACTTATGATTGAAATTAACGCGGCGATCAGTCTTTTTCCCGACCATGCGTGTTGGATGGTATTTTGACGGAGTGGTTATCGTGAGGAACATGCCGACATGACCAACTTCTGCGGCATATTTCTCAATTCCTGCAATCGTGCTCATCAGCTCCATACGACGGATTTCAGGGTTAGAAATACTCCCCATAACCTTATCGATGAGATCTATACGTTCCCCTGTTTCGATGTTTTCTAAATCGCAGGATTTAAGATATTCCATGTTTGCTAAACGGCGCGCCCGAACATCCCGGATAGCCTGTTTGCTGGCATAGCCAGACTTTTGCAGACTAACCTCGCCAACAGCAATCAGGAGAGATTCGCGCCATTGAGTGCGCTGCGCTTTTAACTGTCGAATCCACCACTCATCATTTACCAATCGCGCGATGCTGGAGAACGCTGAGCGCATATCCAGTTTGCGTTTACAGTATTTTTGCCAGTGCATTGGAGTGATATTAAAAACTCGGGCAGCACCGGCAACCTCACCATAAATTTTTTGCTGTGCGCTGTCGGTGAATAGCTTGGCTTGTACGCCGTTATACTGACTTAGAAGCTGATCGCTCTGCTCTTCATATTCAGTGAACAGCCGGGATGAAATTTGCATCGCGAGACGTTTTAGCGCTTTATCATTCATTCCAGCTAACTGGCGATAACTCTCAGCCTCATCAGTAAAAATTTCATTAGCTCTGCCACTTAAGGCCAACGCATATTTAGCCTGTACAACCTCGATACGTGGCCAAATTCGGGGCATAAAAACATTGATGAGGTAACGATGTGCAGCCAACAACCCTGAGCTTTCTTTAAGGTATTCATACCGGCCAGAGAAAACGCCACTTAGAAAAAATGGCAGCGCGTGGATCTTGCGTAAGGCATCTTGCCCCTGATGGAATTCATCACGGGTAAGAGGTCTTTCTTTTGAGATTGCAGGACGGGGAGCGTTCCAAGGGTATGCGCCGACAAAAGGAACCTTGTCGGCTTTTATTAGCTTAGGTGGTGGCGAGGGCGCGATACGCCCTCTCGCATTTATCAGCACGTTATTTACCGGACTGCGTCACGTTAAAAGCAACCCGGCAAAGATCTCCAATATCAGCTATCTCATCAGCCAGTTCCGCAAGGGTACGGACATCAGAATCTCTGATATGAAAGTGCAGTAATCCTTTCACCAACTGGTCAATCTTGGCGTAGTAAGCCGTGGCTTCTAAATATTCCTGTCCTTTCTTATCGCCAGAAAGAACAGTTTTCTTTTTGTTGAGAATGAACTGGTAGCAGTCACTCGTCACAACCCAATTGTCACCTACAGAAATTCGAATCATGCTTAGTTCCTGAAATGTTTTTTCTGTTGTTCGGTGATTTCTTGGCATGACACACAACGCACGACACCGGGAAATGCAGCCCGCCGCGCCGCAGGGATTGGCTGGTCGCAGTCTTCACAGACTGAGGCCGATACCCCATTGCTATGAATACGATGTGCAGCTACCTGATGAGTCAAAATTTCGAGATTTCTTTCCTGCACGGAATCCATTAAATCTGGCATTACATCACCCCTTTATTTTCTAAACCTTCGTTGTGAAAACGGATGGACTCTTGTCCGAGTAACTCAAGGATTTCAACCCTGTCTAATTGCTGTTGAATCGCGTGACTAATTAGCGAATCCAGATGCGAAGAAAAGGTGATTGCTGCATCAGCCTTAGCCTGATTTCGTGCCTGATTTAACATCCAATTCGTTGCTTCGCTGTCTGCTTTATTTCTCATTTCTTGACCAACTGTTAAGCTCATCTCTGGCTCCAGACAAAGGGATCCCCTACGCAATCAAGCGCAGAATTAAAAATGGTTAATTAGTGGAGGTAAGTTTCGGGGCGAACCGACGTTAATACAGTCGGCGCATTTTCAAACAGACTAAATAATTCCCGTAGAGCTCGAAATAAAGCCTCTCGCCATGAGCATGTTTCGTCATCAATTCGCCAATATGGCTGGCTGAATTCTTCTTCCGTTAATCCTGCATGAAAATATAAAGTGCGGCGTTCGCTAATATTTAAGCGTCCGATAAAACATGATTTAGTGATCCTGAAGCTACGGTACTTTGCAAAAGCAGCCCGGAGCTCATCAATTGCGCAGACAATACGTTCACGATCGCAATCGTTCATTTCCTGCAATTTCATGACGGAATGGCGTTGTCTTAACTGAGCATGAAAACAGATGGTCAGACGTTCACGCTCGCTCATCTTGTTATAGAAATCACAAGAGGTTTGCCAACGAGCGGGCGCAAGGCGCTCCCCAACAGCAGCACGAAGCCCAGCAGGCTGATTCATTACGATAGCCGCAGTGATTACTGTCATTTTTTTCCCCATGATAAAAACCGTTTCACCGCTACCGCGCGCATAGAACGGCGTGAACAGATAATGATTCCTTTGCGACCTTTCCCATGTGTAATTGAATTATTCATGGGACGTGTGGTTTGATGATTCCAGAGCAGTGGTGCTAATGAGATTGGGTTTTGCATATTACTGCCCTCTTCTATGCTGCGCGGCCGCGACCACGGCAAGGTTTACTTGCACTGATACGGTCTTTCCATCCATGCCACTCTGCCGGTGCATCTTCAACAAGCTGATCAGCAAACTTGTCCCATTCTTTGCGGCTAATCCATAGCTCTGCGTGCCCACCCGGCTTTAATGGATCAGCCATATAAAACGCTGGCAATTTTCCTGCTTTGGCCATCGCAACAATCGCAGCCGGTGTTTTACCGACATACAATGCGAAACCTTCCTTTGAGAGAAGGTTTCCCGGCTTTTCTGACAAATTGATTGGCTTCCGCTTTGCCCCTGCCTCTGTATTGATGGTGGAATGTTCATCTGAACTCTCAGATTCAATGGTTTTCGCTTCTACTGTCATTTGCTATTCTCCGACTTGGCTCCGTATCACGTTCTGGCACCATTTAGGCTGCTTTGAGTGTGATTGCGGCTCTTAGTTTTCAATATAATTACGAGAACTCGATATTATGTCAACATCTCAAGGCGAAAAACTTAAACTCATCCGTGACTCCGAAAGGCTAAGCATTCGGGAACTAACTGATATTGTTGGAATTAGTTACACCACCTATCACGGCTATGAAAATGACAAATCAAAGATGACCTTTGAATCTGGCGTCAAGCTGTTCAAGCTTCCTCGTTTTCGCAAATATCAGAACTGGTTCATGTTCGATGAGACCGATCCCGCATCCGGCCAAATAGCGCCGGCACTCGCACACTCTGGGCAAGAAAATCCAACCTCGTCCCACTCAGACCAAAAGACTGGCTGACCATATACGCCGCACAAATTTGTGATTTTTGTACAGTGGCCGACTGTTACAGCCACAAACAGACAGTACCGAACAAAGTTGTAACCATTGGAGAGCTTCGCTATGTCAATTAAGAAGCTCGATGATGGTCGATATGAAGTGGACGTAAGGCCGCAGGGTTCCGAGGGAAGAAGAATCCGGCGTAAATTTAATACGAAAGGTGAGGCTCAGATTTATGAGCGTCATGTGCTGGTTAACTACCATAATAAAGAGTGGTTAGAGAAACCGGCAGACCGCCGCAAACTGACTGATTTACTGGAATTGTGGTGGCTATACCACGGCAAGCACCATAACCGTGGTCTGATAGAAAAAGGCAGGCTTTCAGCAATCATGATTAAGTTTGCTGAAATCGGGGTGACCAGAGCTGACCAGATAACCAAGAAAGCGATAACGGATTATCGGGTCAAGATGATGAATGAAGGCTTGAAACCAGCCAGTGTGAACCGTCATCAGGCTATATTCAGCGGCATGTTTACCAAGCTGATTGATGCCAATGAATATCACAGCGAGCATCCTTTCAGAGGCGTGAAAAAGCTTAAAGAGGCTGAGCCAGAAATGGCGTTTCTTTCTACTGAAGAAATCACGCAGTTGCTCGATATGCTGGAAGGAGACAACCGCAACGCTGTGCTGCTTTGTCTGGCCACCGGTGGTCGCTGGAGTGAAGTTGCAGATCTTAAAGCTGAGCACATTATTAACTGCATGCTGACATTCATGAAAACGAAGAATGGTAGACGCAGAACAATACCGCTGTCTGAGGGCTTGGTTAAAATGGTGAAAAAACGTAGTACCGGGAAACTGTTTACGCCCAATTACGACACGGTGCGAAACACACTACGAACTATGAAGCCAGACCTACCCGCCGGACAGGCTGTCCATGTTCTGCGGCACACATTCGCCACGCATTTTATGATGAATGGAGGTAATATTATTACACTACAGCGAATTTTAGGGCATTCCACCGTACAACAGACCATGGTTTATGCGCACTTTGCACCGGACTTTTTGCAGGATGCAGTCTCATTAAACCCACTTAACGGAGTGTCCATATAATGTCCACGAATCTGCACTATTTAGGACTAAGTGAAACTTTATGAGTAACTTAACTGATTGTATTTCCAAGGAAAGCACCACCGAGTCAGGGGGTCAGATGTCCGTTCAAGGTCGCATCCACTCATATGAATCCTGTGGCACCGTTGACGGCCCAGGTATCCGTTTCATTGTTTTCTTCCAGGGTTGCCTGATGCGTTGCATGTATTGCCACAACCGCGATACCTGGGATACACATGGCGGAAAAGAGATCAATGTTGATGATTTAATGAAAGAAGTCGTGACGTATCGTCACTTCATGAATGCTTCCGGCGGTGGTGTAACAGCCTCTGGTGGCGAAGCCATTCTTCAGGCAGAGTTTGTGCGTGACTGGTTCCGCGCCTGCCAGAAAGAAGGGATCAACACTTGCCTGGACACCAACGGTTTTGTCCGCCGTTATGATCCGGTGATCGACGAATTATTGGATGTCTCTGATCTGGTCATGCTTGATCTCAAGCAGATGAATGATGACATTCACCAGAATCTGGTGGGCGTGTCCAACCACCGCACTCTGGACTTTGCCCGCTATCTGGCAAAACGTAATCAGCGCACCTGGATCCGTTATGTCGTGGTGCCGGGCTGGTCTGATGATGATGACTCCGCGCATAAGCTGGGTGAGTTCACCAAAGATATGACCAACATCGAGAAGATCGAACTGCTGCCATACCATGAGTTGGGCAAACACAAATGGACGGCAATGGGTGAGAAATACGGTCTGGATGGCGTAAATCCACCCACCAAAGAGATCATGGAAAGAGTGAAAAATATTCTTGCCAGTTACGGGCATAAAGTTATTTATTAACAGTCTGATATGCTCATAAAAAAGACGCCAAATGGCGTCTTTTTTGCTTTATGGCTCAGAACATACCCAAAATCATTGGGGTTGCGGCTTTAATTATGAAAAAGGATTAAGCAGTCGCTACAGGATTATGCGTATGATCCGCTTTGCGCATCAGCATCACCAGATACACCAGCGAAACCACCGCAATCATCACGAACAACAGACGGTCGGAATAACTCTGCATTAGCATCGCGGTCATTGTCGGCCCGGCGAGGCTACCGATGGTGTAACTCATCAGTAATGCCTGGTTCATCGCCACCAACTCCTCTGCGTTGACTTTTTCGCAAGCCCAGGACATAGCGACCGGATACAGCGTGAAACCAGCACAGCCCAGAATAAACAGCGTCGGAGCCATCGCATAGCCACTGAGCATCGCAATGCTGCCAAGGATAACGGCGAAGATCTGAATGCGCAGAACCATCAGACGGCCATAACGGTCAGCCAAACGCCCTACCGGCCATTGCCCGATAATCCCG